TTGTAGACGTTGATCCACAGCTCGTCCAGCGTGTCCGCTGTGCTGGATGTGGCCGTGTGGATCAGCGTCCCGGGTGTGGATGTCGCCGCGATCTTGATGCGCTTGCCGTTCGTGCTGCCGGTGAGGGCCAGCCTTTCCACATGATCTTGTGCTGCCATTTACCTACCTCCGAATGACTGACCGAATAGATATTGCTTGCCGCGCCCAAACCCGCGCTGGCGCGTCGCCCCGGCGCCGGGATACCCCGCGCCCTGCCCAAACCAGTTGAGCGCCCACAGCGCGCCCGACGCCGCCGTGAGGGTGTAACCCCCCACCGCCGAGATCACCCACCATTGCGTCCCGTCGCTTTGCAGCCCAACCGCGGCAAAGTTTGCGTTCGGGGCTAGATTGAGCGCGTGTGCGGCCTCGACTGTGCCGGCCCGCGCCACGAGCCGGGCGTAATACGCCGAGGTGTCGATCTTCTTGTAATAGACGATCTTTCCCGAGTAAGCGGCCGGGCTCAGCAGATCAATGGTGATGTCGGCCGTCGACGCCGAGACCAGGATCGTTCCGTCGCTGGCCACCGTGGTGTAGTCGGCGGTCTTGGTCGAAACGGCCGTCGACGGGATGTCGCTTGTCAGCGCGAGCGTCCCGGTCGAGGTCGGGAGCGTCAGCGTCGGTGTGCCGGCCGCGGCAGGCGGCGTGATCGTCGCAGTGCCCGAGCCCGAGCCGAGCAGCTTGATCGATGCGGCGTAGAGGCTGCGCGAGAGATAGGCGTCACGCGCCCGAGCCGCTCCGCTTGAGCCGATGTCGTAGGTGGCGTCCGACTGCCAGGTGAGATGGCCGAATACCCTCGTGGTCTCGGCGAGCGAATTGCTCGTAATCCCGGCCGTGTGAACAATCGCCCCACCGCCGTCCCGATCGACCGCAATCATGTACGCAGTCGACTCATATCCCGAAAGCGAGTCAGCCGTAAGCTTGATATTGGCATCGGCAGCGCCGGGACTCGACTTTATTCCCCCGTCTCCCGCCGTCCCGAGAATACCCGAAACGAGCTCGGAATACACCGAAGATCCTACCGAGCTGGCGCCCGTCCAGCGGGTCATATACGTGTCAGTCCCCGAGCCCGTAACCCCCGCCCCGCCGGCTGTGTCGAGCACACCGGCCGTCAGCGTCAGCCCAGCCCCGACGGAGATTTCCTCCACCACGCCGGACCCGACCGTTGTGCGCCCGAGCAGGCGCGCGGTCGTCATGTTCTGAATCTTGGCGTAGGTGATGAGCGAGTTGGGCACGTCATCGGCCACCATCGCCCGAAACGCCGGTGCGGCAGCCCCGCCCGAGACTGGCCCCGCCCAGATGTAGTTGGCCGTCTGGTTGGCCAGCGTCCCCGTGAGCGTGCCGGCCGTTGTCACCGGGGAGCCGGACACGCTGAAGATCGCCGGCAGGCTCAGCGCCACCGAGGCCACTGTGCCCGTGCCGTAGGAGAGGGCCGGGATGTCTGCGGCCACCAAGGCGCGGAACGTCGGCACCGCCGCTCCGCCGCCCGTTGGCCCCGCGAACACCCGATTGGCGCTTTGGGTCGCAAGCGCCGCGTCCAGTGTGCCGGCGACGGTGACGGGCGAGCCGGTTACCGAGAATATCGACGGCATCGTAAGCGCCACGCTCGTGACCGTGCCCGAGCCCGCGCCGGCCGGGGGGACCTCCTGAACTGCAGAGCGTTCCATCGCCCGGTCCTTGTCTCGCAAGTCGGCCACGAGTGCCCGGAGGGGTAGTTCGATATTGTTGCCCTTTCCCATCTACAGGCTCCTCAGCTCAGCCACAACGTCCTCGCGGCCCTGGCTCAAGCGGATTGACACGCTGTGAACGATGCAGTCCACCCGCACGCCCTCGTGCATTACGTAGAGCCGGTCTCCGAACTCCCAGTCTTTGCCGTATTCATACGCTCCGGTGTTGATCCGGCCGGCGAACGTCACCAGGCGGCGCGCGTCATACAGCGCGGCCGCGCCCTCATCGCTCATGCCCGTCGAGCTTGTGTAGTTGCGCGCATCGACAAACATTTCCTTGCGCGCGAAGGGCGAGCCGTCATAGCGGGCCGTGTCCTCGACATACACCAGCGTCCGGCCGGCGCCCTCGCCCTGGCCCCCGACGATGGCATATGTTTTCTCGCCCGCGTAGTCGCGCGCGAGCCGGGCGTCCTGCACGTCGCCGGCGGCAGAGTCGAGCGTCATCAGCGTGCGTCGATCCGTCCCGCGCTGGCCGGTGTAGACCCGGAACACGAAGCCGGTCGAGCTCTCATGCGGGATGTCGTAGAACAGGCGAATGGGCGCGGCGTTCTGGGCCGACGCCTCACACAGATCGTCCAGGACCGCGCGTACGTTGCGCCAGGCGAACGACTTCGAGACGCTCGGGGCGAGCGATACGTCGGCCTCGACTGTGAGATAGCTCGACCAGTCACGCCCGCTGCCGGCCCCGCTTCCGAAGTTCTCGCGCACGATGTCGCGCATCATGTCGTCGGCGTAGTCGGTCTTCGACGCCTCGGCGCTGCCGGCCACGTATTTGACGATGCGCCGCTCGAGCAGGCAGGCCGCGCCACGGGCCGATAGGGTCAGGTCGGCCTCGTTGCCCGAGTAGCCCGATGACCAGCCGGTGAGCAGGAACATCGTCCCGAACACGCGCCGGGCCGGGCCGTCGGTCCCGGTTCGGACCAGCTCGAGGCGGGCGTCGGGCACGAGGTTCGCGGCGTCGATTGCCTCCGAGGGCAGGCGAACCGAGAGCGCCGGCGGCTCGTTGCCAGACCGGGCCACGCCCAGGTCGAACAGATCGACATACGTCTCGAGCAGCGTGCCGGCGCTGTTATAGAACTTCAGGGCGTAGGTAACGTCACTCATGAAAGCCCGTCCGCCGAGTAGTACTTGAACCCAAGCAGCGTCCGGGTGGCCGTCACCTTCGATGACGGGTCATACACCAGCACGCCGAAACTGTTCGCGCCGGCAGCGAGCTTGAGCGCGCTGATTGAAACGCCGTTGAGAATCTCGCTCTTGAGTGAGCCGCGGGTCGAGCTCGTGATCGTGTTGGTGGCCGTGTTGATCGTGATCGTCTCGGCGCCCACAAGCGTGCTGTTGAACTGCACGAATATGCCCGTCGTCAGGTTGCCGATGGTGTAGAGCGTTGGGGCGGTCGCGCCCGACGCCACGGTGAGCGCGATCGTGATGTCCTCGGGCACGCTGCCCGAGTTGGTGAGCGTGCCGACATACATCCACGTGCTGGCCGTGGCCGTGTTCTGGCCCACCACTTGCACGTCGGCGCCCGAGGCCGAGCCAATCGCGGTGACGGTGGCCACAGCCCGGAAGCCGTAGTCGGGGATCATGACGTTGCCGTCGATCTTGCGCCACACGCCAGGCGCGGTGGCCAAGCCCGCGCGCAATACGTTACCTGAGTCGATGCTGAGGGCCTTGACCTCGGCCGCGATCCCCGTCGGCGTCACCCAGGCAGTGCCGTTCCAGCCCGCCAGATACGTCGTGACGCCGGACAAAGTGTAGTTGCCGCCCACCCACACAACCCCGGCCGCGTCAATGGCGATGGCGTTGATGACGCCCGCCGAAGGGGCGATGGCCGGCGCGGCGCTGGATGTATATCGACCGCGCTGCAACACATAGCCGGTGGTGGCTATCCAGATCGTCGAGATGCTGGATACGATCTCCTTGGTGGCCGCCAGAGCGCTGATTGTTCCCGCCCCCGCGTAGCTGTACTGGTTGGTCCACGCCCACGAGCCAATGAATCCCGACTCAACGCGGTTTCCAGCATTGCCGCCGATGGTGACATACCCGTCCGGCGTCGCGATGATGGCAGTGACCGGCCCGACGCCACTGCCCGCGCCCATCGCCGCGAATGTCGTCACCCCGTCAAATTGGGCGACATGCGCCGCGGCCACCCCGTTGATGGCCGTGAAATCCCCGCCCACGTAGCAGCCTGCCCCAGTCAGCGCCGGCGTGACACAATAGACCAGCGCGCCGCCGCCGGTGGCCGTCCAGCTCGTCCAGACGCCGGCGATCCACTGGTACAGCTTATCCCCCTGGCAGACGTAGATCGTCGCGCCGTCAGCCGAGACCGCGATCCCATTGGCCGGCACGGTGCCGGTTGGCGCGCCGGCGGCCGTCATCGAAGACCAGTCCAGGCTCGCGCGCCGATGCGCGCTGCAGGCGGTAGCCGTCTCGTTGATCGTGAGCGAGACGGGCGAGCCGTCCGCCGCATACCAATACGGGTCAGTGGCCAAAAGCCGGATGACCAGTTCCTCGGAAAAGGCTTCCTGCTCGCCCAGCTCGAGACCGCCGGCGTAGCGCACGCTGATCGAGAGCTCGCTGACCGTGCCATTGTTGGGCGTGTACTTGAACACAAACGCCGCACCGCTCCCGATGCTGTTGATGATCGTCTTGCGGATCGTGTGCAGGGCGGTCAACGACGCGCCCTGGGCGACGCAGACCAGCGAGATGATGCGCGGCTCGACAATCCGGCGCTGATACGACGCGCCGTCCGTCAGGGCGTAGGGGGTAATCACCGGCGTCACCGGCGGCATGCCGGCGCCGAGGATCTGCTTCACCCGGTACAGGCCGTAGTCGGTGATCAGGTCGTAGGTCACCCCGCCCACAACGAATTTATATGTCGCCGCCATCCGTTATCCCCCCAGCGCCCTCAGCAGCGCGAAGTCGCCGATCACGTTGGGCGATGCCCCGGCGTTGTTGACGTTGAGCGTGTAGCTGCGATTGGACATCGACCCGCCCGCGCCCGCAGCCGCTACGCCATTGGCCGAGAAATCGCCGAAGGCCATATCCGTCGTCACCCCGTCCAGCGCATGCTGGGGCAGGTGCGCGGAGTCCGTGATCCCGTTGGCCAGGCCCTGCATCATGTTCGCGCCAAAGCCCATGAAGAGTTTCGACGGCGACTGAATACCGAAGTTGTGCTGGATGACGTAGACGATGCCCTCGGCGACGTAGCGGATGGCCGCCCACGCCTGCTCGGCGGCGTTCCGGATACCGTCCACGAGGCCCTCGATGATTCGCCGGCCAAAGTCGAGGAACTTCTGCGGCAGTGAGCTGGCGTCGGTGACGAGCGTATTCCAGACTCGTTGAGCGGCGGCCCAGAGCTTCGATCCGAACTCGGATACGCCCTGCTTAATGTTGTCCCAGGTGTTTTCGATGACTGTGCCAACCATCGCCAGCGCGTTCCGGACGCTCGTTAGGACACTGTTCCATGCGTTCTGAACCGCCTCCCATATCCTGTCGCCGATCGAGACCAGGAACTTGAGCGAGGCGTCCCACTTGCCGCGAATGTCTTCGACGATCCGGCCCAAGAGCGTCCCGATGAACTGCATCGCCAGCTCGAATGCGGCCTTGATCCCGTCCCAGATGACGCCGAACACGGCCTTGATCGACTCCCACGCCCCCGTCCAGTCGCCGTTGATGATCTGCATAACGGTCTTGATGATGCCGCCGATGACGGACACCGCGCCCTCGACGATGTTCTTGACGGCCGTGAACACGTCCCCGATCACCTTGGAGATCTGCGGCCAGTTGTCCGAGATCCACTTGACGACCGTCTCGACCACCTTTTTGACCGCATTGAAAATCGTCTCAGCGGTCTGCTTGATAAGCGGCCAGTTGTCGACAACCCAGGCGACGACCTTGCCGGCTTCCGCGACGATGAAGTTGAAGGCCGGCACAAGAACAGTCTCGACGAATCCCTTGATCGCGGCGAAAACGGTCTCGGCGGTTTGCTTGATTTGTGGCCAGTTGGCCTGCACCCAGGCGACGACTTCGCCAG